AATTAGTCAATTTAAAGGACAATCTACTAATAGTGCTAGTCAAACTTTATTTGAAAACAATGCTTTAAGTGCTGTCAATAGAGGAATTTTTAGAATTGATAATACAGTAGAAAAAAATGTTTTATTAGACCTAACAACTCAAGTAGAAACACAAGAAACTTATTTAATTACTCAAGCTCTTTATGGTAGCAATCAACCAAATGCTGAAGGTAATAACAGAGCTGTTAATGCTTTTGATTATGCTACTTTGAAAACAAACTTAACTAAATTATATACAGATGCTTTTACTGGTAAAATGCCTGCTCCACAATTAGATGAAATGATTAATAATATTCCAGCTCTTGTACAAGGTTATCAAGCTAACAAAGATATAGGTAATAGTCCTAGACTTGCTTTACAAGAATTAAAAAAAGGTAATGATAGTACTCTTTATCCAAATTTAAATTTAGACCAAAGAACTCAATTAATAAAAGATGCTAAAACTATTTTAAGACCACAGATAACTGCTGAGTTTAAAAACTATCTTACAGCTAGATCATTAGGTAAAAAAGAAGATGAAATGCCACGATTTAATACTGATATAGTAAGAGAAGTATTTTCAAAACCAGTAGCAGACCAAATAATAGTGCAAAAAAAAACAGCAGATGACAATGCTAATAATGTTAATTTTTTAAATTCTTTAAAAAATCAAGATTTAGATTTTAATTTAGAAGCAATAATAAAAGACAATGAAGCAACATTATCTATTAATGCAGCTTTAGAATCAAACAATTTTTTAACAGATGCAGTTGCAAATATAAAATCTAAAAGAAAAGATGATCCTGTTCAATATATATTGGACACAAATTCTGACATTAAAAGTGAAGCAATAAAAATATCCAACATGTCTACTGATCCCGATGATCCTACTAAAACTGCTGCTCAATTAGATATTGTAGAACAAATAGTAGAAAAACAAGAAGCATTAGGTATACCAAATAAAAAAGTTATGACAAAAAATCAATCAAAACAATTTGTTGCAATGTATCAAGAAGCTGCAAAAAACTCAAATGAAAATGATTTAATTGGCATGATGCTTGGTTTAGCTAAAGACTATGGCGAACATGAAAATCTTGCACTAATACAATTAAGAGAAGATGGTTTGCCTTTTGGAACGATTGCTTCTTCTATTTTAGGTAATTCTACTCTTTCAAAAATGGCTCTTTCTTTTGATACAGAAAATGAAAAAAAAGAAATGATGGCTTTTGTAAAAAAACAAAATAAACTTTTTGAAACAGAGGTTAAAACAAAGATCAATGAGGAAATTTCAGAATTTACTGATATTGTAAGAAGAAACACAAGCCTAGATAGTTCACAATCATTAACACAAATTAATGATATAGAAGAATTTTTAACTTATATAACAGCACAACAAATGATTGGTAATCCGGGAATGTCTCAAGAAGATGCTACACAATTTGCTGTAGATAGTTGGATGGAAAGTTTTGTTATAACAGACACTTATTATATTGGAAAACAGCAAGGTGATATAAGATTAAACGAAAATGAAACAAATAAAATTGAAGATACTACAGACCTTTTAAAAACATTTTATTTAGATGATCTTGATATTGTATCTTTTAAATCCAATACAGAAACAGACCCAGTAATATTATCAAGTAAAATGCGTTCTCAAATGAGAATTAATGGGGAGTGGAGAAATACTCCAGATGGAGAAGGTGTAGTTTTTGGTATTGTTCTTGATAGAGGTTTTGCACCAGTCTTAAATAGTGCAGGAGAACAAATTATTTTAAAATTTAATGATACATCAAGACTTGTTCCCGGAACAGATATAGTTATAGATTTTGATATAGGATTTAATAATCCAGAAGAAACTTCTGCTACTATGTTAATTGATACTTTTGAAAAAGCAAATCAACTTGCTAGAGATGAAGGTATAACTTATGAAGAAGCACTTGAAAAAATAAGAAAACCAAACATTGAAAATATTGAATTTGACGATGGAAAAAAAAACTCTAAAAATCCGGTAGGCAATCAATCAAAAACAGATTTTAGTTTGTTTACTAAATTAGCAGCATCAGAGCCAACATTAGGAGAAAGATTTTTAGCTGATAATAATAACATTAAACTGTTAGCTAAACATGAGGGTAATGAATTAAAACCTTATAATTTAAAATATACTGTTAATGGAAAAGAAGTTATAGAAGATTTTAGAACTGTTGGTAAAGGTCATAGAATAACAGAAGCAGAAGAAAAAAGTGGAAAAATTTATACTTATGATATTAACAATTTAACGCAAGAACAAGTAGATGATATTTTTAAACAAGATGTAAAAAAAGCAGTTAATCTTGTAAACGATTTAGGAAAAAACTCTACAATAAATCTTGATACAATAAATCCATCTGCTTATAATATTTTAGTTCAAATGGCTTTTCAAATGGGTAGTAATCCAAAAACAAAAAAAGGATTAGCAGGATTTGAAAAAACATTACAATTTATTAAAGATGGGGAATATAATAAAGCATCTAAAGAAATGCTTGATAGCACTTGGCATGATCAAACACCATCAAGAGCTAAAGAGCTTTCTAACTTAATGGCTAAAATAAAATAATATGGCACAATTTGGATTTGGATTAAATACAATCAAAACAGCACAGGAAACTGGTTACGATCAGTACAAGACAAGTTTGTTTGAATCACTAGGAGCAGTAGCTTCAGACAACTGGAACTTTAATCCTGTTATTTCTATAAAAAATATGTCAAATATTGGAGCTGCATCTACAGAATCCAGAAAAGCTGGTTTACTTCCTATAGATAAAAATTTATTAAATGAAGAATATAGAGATTTAGGATTATTTTTTGAAAGAAATGAATATCAATCAGTTGTTGATATTATGGTTGATAGAAAAAAGAAAGAAAGAGAAAGACAAAGCATTATGGCAAGAGGTCCACAAGGTTCATGGAATCCTCTATCTGGTGGTTTTTATGTTGGTGCTGCTAAACTTGCAGTTGGTATTGGTACAAGTTTTCTTGACCCAATAAATATTGCAGCTTCTTTTATTCCTATTTATGGACAAGCTAGATTTGCTAGGTCTATTGCTAAAGCAAAAGGATTAGGTACAAAATCTGCAACAGCATTTAGAAATACAAGATTAAAAAGAGGTGTTGTAGAAGGTGCAGGTGGAGCTTTACTTTTAGAACCTCTTGTTTATGGTGCTGCACAAAGAATACAAGCTGATTATGATTTATATGATAGTTTTTTAAATGTTGCATTTGGATCAGTTCTAGGTGGCGGACTTCATGTAGGTGCTGGTAAATTAAGAGACATAAATACTAATGCAAAATTTCAAGCAAGAATTTTAACAAACAGAGAAAATTTAAGTAAACCTGAAGGCGGTGATCCAGAAGTAGATTTATACAAAGAATATTATCCAGATGAAGTAGTAAATGAAATGATGAAACTAGATCAAATGAATACAGAAACTAGAGATTTATTATTACAAAAATCTATAGGAGATATGATTTTAGATGAGCCTGTAAACATAGGACCTATTGTTAATGCTGATCCCACTCTTAATGGCAGATCAACTGCTCAACTTGATTTATTATTGGTAAAAGCAAAAAAAAATCTTGAAATTATTAAAAGAGATACTCAAATGATAATTAGAGATGGTGGTAAAGTAAATAAAATACATTTACAAAAAGCAATTAAAAAATATAACGATTTATTAGCTGAAAGAAAAACATTTGTGAATACTACAAGAACTGAACCTGTTATTACTGATCCCATAGTTAATCGTCAAAAAGTTTCTAAAGAAATGGCAACTGAATATCCACAAAGAATTCTTACTGATGAAGATGTGCAATTAAAAACTGCTGAAGCAAGATTGGTTAAATTAAGAACAATGCAAAATGATGCTGGACTTCCTTTAGAATTTACAAATAAAAGTACTGGAAAAAAAGATATAATTTTACAAGAAGCAAACGAAGCATTAGAAGAAGTTAATGCTAAATCTGATGACATAGAAGCTGGTGTAGCTGATTATATTAACTGTATAAATGGAAATAATTAATGGCTAAAAGTAGTTGCTCAACAAGAATATTAAATTTAATAAAAAAATCTTCTCTTAAAACAGTAGATCAACAAGATTTAATTGAAAAAATTAATATTGCTGTACTTGAATCTAAAAAAACTAATTTAGATAAAGTTGATATAGATAGAATTAGTCAAGAAGTTACTGAACAAGTAAAAGCTCAAAAAAAAATTAATAAAATTAATGCTGTTAATGATGAAATATTAGTAAGAAAAACAATACAAGAACAAATAAAAAATTTTAATGGCGATGAGCAAGAAGGTTTAATATCTTTATTAGTTGGATCAAATAGATTAACAATGGGTGCGAGATCATCTGTTGGTGTTGCTCAAAATGCAGCACAAGGTCAATTAATAGCTGCGTTTGATGGCGAACTTACTGCTAATAATTTAGATGGAATGTTTGATAAAGCTGACGGAAGGCTTCAAGAAGAATTAGCAATAACGCAACAACAAATTTCTGAAGGACTAGAAGTAACAACTAAAAATAAAGATGTAAAAAAATTAGCAGAAATAATGGAAAAACATTCTGAAATAGCTAGACAAGCACTAAATGCTAGGGGTGCAAACATTCCTAAAATGTGGGGATATGTTGTAAAACAATCTTACGATCAATTTAATGTAAGAGCAGCAGCAAATAGATTGGGTAAAAATTTAAACGAAATAACAGCTGATCCAAATTTAAAAGGCACAGATATAAATTATAATAAAAATTATACTGCTTTTAAAAATTTTATTTTACAATACTTGGATGGAGATAGAACATTTGGCAACACAGATAATATTGATTCTTTTTTAATGAACTCATACAATTCTATAATTGGAAATAAAATACAAGTAGCTGATGGAGCTAGTGGAGTATTTGGAAGTAGAAGTGTTACAAAAGGAATTTCAAATAAAAGAGTATTACATTTTAAATCTGCAAAAGATTGGTATGCTTTTAATGAAAAATTTGGCACAGGATCATTAAAAGAAACTTATTATAGTGGCTTAATGACATCTGGAAGAAACATAGGTATGCTAGACACACTAGGAACTAACCCTAAAAAAAATTTTGAAAAAATTAGAATTGCTATTTCAAATAGAATGTTAGCAAACAAAAGAAGCACAGAAAGTTTATCAAGCTATAAACAATTTGAAAAATTTATGAATGTTGTAGACGGAACTGTTTATACTTTTGATGGTGGAAAAAATGGTTTTGCATTATCAAAATGGTCTGCCATAGGAAGAGCTGTAGGTAATGTTTCAAAATTAGGTGGTGCAGTAATTTCTGCCGCAGCTGATATAGGTATTTATGGTTCAGAAATGAAATATCAAGGAAGAACATTTTTAGGTGGTATGGCAGAAGCTATGGGTGGAATAGGAAGAATTAAAAATACTAAACAAAAAAAAGATATAGCAAAAATGTTAGGTTTTATTGGAGACGGAACAATTTATGATGTTTCTGGTAGGTTTCAAGTTGGAGATAATTTAAATAAAGGTTGGACACAAGTACAAAGAACATTCTTTAAATATAATTTACTTTCTTGGTGGACCAATACTTTAAAAGAAAATTCAATGTTAGGTATGGCAAATTATTATGCTAATCAAAAAAATTTAAATTTTAATCAACTCAATAAACCATTACAAAGTTTTTTTGGGTTATATAATATTGATGCTACTAAATGGGATGTAATTAGAAAAACTGCAATGTCAAAAGCCGATGATGGAACAGAATTTATTAACATATCAGAATTAAGTAATATGTCTGATGCTGATATAAAAAAAATTACAGGTATGAATGATTTAAGTAAAATAGAATTACAAATGGAAAAAGATAAATTTAAATACTCTGTATCTGGAATGTTATTAGACAGATCAATTTTTGCTGTTATCGAACCAGATGCTAGAACTAAAGGAACTATGACACAAGGAACTCTTGCTGGAACTGGATTAGGAGAAGCAATGAGATTTCTTGGTCAATTTAAAGCATTTCCAATGGCTATAGCAAATAAAGTTTTAGGAAGAGAAATGGCTTTTTTAAGAGATACTTCTGGTAATTTTTCTTTGCGAAATGCTCAAGATATGGGAAGAGGTATAAAAGGATTAGCTTCTATTGTAGTGACTTCTGCTTTCATGGGTTATATATCAATGACAGCAAAAGATTTATTAAGAGGTAAAACACCTCGTGATCCTAATAATATAAAAACAATAATGGCGGCATTTTTACAAGGTGGTGGATTAGGTATTTATGGAGATGTATTATTTAAAGAACAAAGAGATGCTGGATCAGTTGCTGCTGGACTTATAGGACCATTTCCTACAACAGTAATTGATGTTGGTTTAGCTTTAAAATATGCTTTAAGTGGAGAAGGTGGTAAAGCAGGTAAAGCTGCTTATAGAACTATTAGTTCAAACATACCTTTTTTAAATTTATTTTATATTAAGGCAGCATTTGATTATCTGATAGGTTTTCAGATAATGGAAACAATGAACCCGGGTGTGTTAAAAAGAGTGGAAAAAAGAATGAAAAAGGATTATAACCAAGAATATTTGTTTACAAAACCATCATCACAGTTTAAAGGATTTTAAGTATGACAGTATCAAGCACAACAGTAAAAAATAGTTATTCGGGGGATGGTAGTCAAACAACTTTTGTTTATGGCTACAAGATATTTGCTGATTCAGATATTAAAGTTATCATACGATCTGCAAC